ATGATGATAGAGTTATTATTAGTTTTAACATAAATTGGAGAAAAGACGATGCCGATAGTTGAACCTGCTGAATTACTAGGACACATCACAACAGAAGATGGAAGAAAAATTCCTCATTATAAAGTAAAAACTGAAACAACGTTAACAAATGTGGACACAGGTGCTGAGTATGATACTGAAGCCGCAGCTCAAGCTGACATTGATGATCCAGGAACATCTACAACTGCTGAAAAAATTAGAAGAGACGTAAAAGTATTTGCCCCTTCTTTAGCTGATATGCTTGGAGTAACACCTGATTAAACTGTGACAGTCGGTGTAAATATATCACACGACGCTTCAATCTGTTTAAAAGAAAATAACAAAATTAATTATTTTGAAGAAAGTCGTTTTAATAAAAAGAAACAATGGTGTCCCTCTTCAAAGGATTTTGATTATTTATCATTAAACAAAATAAAAAACTTTGATGATATTTTTGTATTTGCTTGTTATGGTAGATTAGATAACGATCACGAAAAAGTAATAAAAAATATTTGTGATAAATACAAAATAAAAAACTTTTTGTTTAATTCATTAATGCATCACATATATCATGCATGTGCTGCTTTTTATACATCTTCATTTAATGAAGCTGTTTGTATTGTTATTGATGGTGGCGGAGCGTGTTTAACTGAAAAAAATACATTTAGAGAAGCTGATAGCATTTACTATATTAATAATTTACAGGTAATAGAAAAATATAAAAATTATAACAATTCAAGATTTGGTTCTTTTTATAAAGATTTAAATAGTAAAAAAAAATTAAGTGCGTTAATAAATATTTTAAAAGAAAGCTCACAAGAAAATAATATTCTTGATCATTTTTTTACAAAAAATAACTGTCTTTATAGAATGACAAACAATTATAATCCTGGTGATTTGTTTAATCATCTATGTGCCACAATAAACCTTACAACTTTTGATACTAATGAACCTGGAAAAGCTATGGGATTATCTTCCTATGGAAATAGTCATGGTATGAGAGATGAAGATCTTGCTAAACAAGTACAAGAAGCAACTGAAAAATATACTATAGAGTTAATTGAAAAAGCATTAACTTATACTAATACTAGAAATGTTATCTTATCAGGAGGTTATGCATTAAACTGTGTTAATAATTATAAATATACTCAGTATTTTAAAAACGTAAATTTTTTTGTTGATCCTTGTCCTCATGATGGTGGAACAGCTTTAGGAGCAGCCGTGTGGTATGATTATTACAGATAAAGAAACTGCTATTAATAAAATTTTAGATCAAGAAGTGGTTGCTATTTTTCAACATTCTTCAGAATATGGTCCAAGAGCTTTAGGTAATAGATCTTTGTTATTTGATCCTAGAAACAAAAACGGAAAGAACATTGTTAATACAGTAAAAAAAAGAGAGTGGTATAGACCTTTTGCAGGAACAGTATTACTTAATCATGCAAAAGATTGGTTTGAGATGGGCACTATTAAAGAGTCTCCTTACATGTCTTATGCAATACCTGTTAGAGAAGATAAGAAAAAAATCATACCGTGCATTACTCATGTAGATGGCACATGTAGAATACAAACATTAACTAAAGAACAAAATAAAAATTATTATGAATTAATAGAACTGTTTTATCAAAAAACAAATGTACCAATACTTTTTAATACTTCTTTTAATTTAGCAGGAGAGGCACTAGTGGAAACAAAAGAAGATGCTTTAGATACAATAAAACGATCAGAAATTAATTATTTATATATGCCTCATGAGTAAAATATTTATACAAGAAAATTTTTTTCCTTTAAATATTTACAATGAAGTAGTTCATCAAATGTTAACTGTTGAATATTCACCACCTAACAGCAATAAAATACAAGAACATGAGGGCAGTTATTGGCACACTCACATTCTACCAAATCAATGTGATGTTCAAAAACAAATATCTTCTTTAATTTTTAAAAATTTTAATTTTAATGTTTTAAAATTTAAAGAATCTTCTTACACAATGGTTGGAGCAAGTGACAAACCAAGACCTCACACAGACATGGAAGAAACGGTTACACATCAATGTTTAATTTACATGTACGGAGAAGAAACAGCAAACAACGGAACAGGATTTTATCATAAGAAACCACAAGGTGAATACGAGTTAAGTATTCACGTTGGTTTTAAATGTAATAGAGCAATATTTTTTACTTCTGATGTTTCTCACTCGCCTTTACAGTGGGCAGGAAACGGATCTTTTAGATATTCAATATGTAATTTTTTTACTTAGGCACTGCAAGCTTCACATTCCATATCAGAATCTAACCCTGTTACCATAACTGTTGCATCGGAGCTATGTGGCTTACCTTGAATTGTATGTATATGAGGACCTTTTTTGTGTTCCAATAATTCTTTTTGTAGTTTTTCGTTGTCTCTTTCCACTGCTAATAAGCGTTCGTGGTAACGACTCACCTTATCAGCAAGGGTAGCTATAGCCTTCAATACTTCTTGATTTTCCATAATATCTCCTTGATTTATAATTTTTGGGTGAGATCTAATTTAAACATGTGTACAGAATATATCAAGTAATCTTTTTATAATTGTTTTCTTGACAGCAAATTTATGTTATGAAAGGAACAGAAAAAAGAATGAAAGCACAAACAAACGTATTTGGAAGAATTGTTAAAAGATACGATATGCCTTTAGAAGCTATTGATGATTTAAACAATAAATATGAAGAACATAAAGAAAAACTAAATTCTTTTGGTCCAATATTAGCGGGAAGATTGGATTCTGAATTAGAGTTTACACAACAAATTGGACAAACAAAAATAGCTAAAAATATAGTTGATTGTATGAATGACTATATTGAAACATTAGAGAAAATAAATTTATTTAACGGAACTAAAAAATTAGAAATTTTAAGTTGTTGGATAAACGATATGAAAGAAGGAGAATACAACCCTCCTCACACTCATCACAACAACACAGGTTGGTCTAGTGTAATGTTTTTAAAAATTCCAGAATTTATTAATGATGCTAAAGATCCACATAAATTTAGAGATGGCGAATTAGGGTTTACAGATGTTGATGGTACAAACACGACATGGATGGAACCAAAAATAGGACATTTTTATTTATTTGAAGCACGTCATCAACATTGTGTCATGCCATTTAAAACAAAAATAAAAGGAGAAATTAGAAGATCTATGTCTTTTAATTTTATACAAAAACTTGTTGGATAAAAAAATTACTTTTTGTGCAACAAATAAAGATATGCTTGATGTTTGGCCACATCCAAAACCTGCTTCTAGGTTTATACCAGATGAATATAAAAAATTAAAAAGATTTAATAATAATAATTTACATAATCCTACAGTAAAAACTTGTATGCCTTTTTTAGATTCTTTAACAATGGGATATATCATATCATTTGATCAAGATTATTTAGTAGATCCTATTGAAAATGATTTTAGCGTTACACCTGCAAATAAAGAATCAAATGATTTTGGTTATCATCATCAAACACAATTACCAAAAGAGTGGAGTAAAACTACAGGAGAAAACGCAGGAAAATTTCACAATAAATGGTTAATTAAAACACCTCCTGGATACAGTTGTCTTTTTGTAAAACCAATGAATAGAATAGAAACAAGGTTTGAAATAATAGCTGGCGTTGTTGATACTGATACATACATTAATACAATTAATTTTCCTTTTATTTTGCACAAAAGAAATGAACAATTTTTAATAAAAAAAGGAGAACCTATGGTTCAAGTTATTCCTTTTAAAAGACAATCTTGGAAAATGTGGTCTGGTTTTTATAAAGAACATCTTCATCCTAAAACTTTAAATTACTTAATGAGTGAATGGATAGATAGATATAAAAACATGTTTTGGTCAAAGAAGAGTTACAAATGATTAAAATTACAGATTATATAAAATTATATGAAAATGTTTTGGATAAAGAAATTTGCCAAAACATAATTAAAGATTCAAATTTTAATGAATTTAAAAGAGCTACTGTTAACAATGCTGGTGTTGATGCTGTAGATATAACATCAAGAAACGTTCATAACAAACCATTAGAAAATAAATATGAAAATTCTGTTTTTAATTCAGTTGCGGATATACTTCTAAGATACAGAGATGATATTCCTGATTTTTTTACGGGCTCTCAATGTCATGATACAGGATATAGTCATTTATTATACAGAGGATCAGAAGGTGGAAAGTATAAAACACATACTGATTCTTTTAAAAAAGAACCGAGATTAATAAGTATATCAATACTTTTAAATGACAATTTTGATGGGGGTAATTTTTGTTTTTTTGATGAACACATACTTGAAAAAAAAGTTGGAAGCGCTGTTGTTTTTCCAAGCAATTTTTGTTTTCCTCATGGAGTGCTTCCTGTTACTAATGGGGATAGGCATTCGGTGATTACATGGATGCGTTAAAAAAAATATTAAAGAAGAAGTTTAAGAGTGGTTTGAATCGTAAGCGATCCAATTTGCTAAGGCATTACTTGTTCCATTAGTTAAATCATCAGCGACAGCAGTATCATAAGCAGTTTGTGCAGCCTCTATTTGACCTTTTCTTGTTTCTGCCCAAGTTAATAAGGCAGCAACAGTTGTAGATCCAACAGCATCACTTGTAGCAGATAAATTTGTATTGCCAGTCATCATTCCACTAGAAGCATCTTTATTTTGAATTTCGTTTTGACCTGTTAAAGAATTCCAAATAACTGCATGAACAGTGTTAGGGCACCAACCAGCTTGCCATGCAGTGCCTTTATCCGCCCATTCAATGTGAAAAACATTATCTACTTTAATATAATCTTCATTTGATATCACTATTTGTGTTGCCATCAATATCTCCTAATGCTTTATAATATAATTTACCACCACAAATGGTGAAAATGAATTTGTTCCTGCCGCAGCAACTGTACCAGTTAAACTTGTTGTAATATTACCAGTTAACGTACCCGATAAAGTATGCGAGTGATTATGTCCTGTACCTGAACCTTGGTTTCCAGTGTTAGCATTCGCTGTGCTTATTCTAACAGCAGTGGTAGGGTTAATAGATGCCGCTGTTGCAGCGCCTCCGTTTGTTGAGGTAAAAGTATGAGCATGAGAAGCAAGTTGAGCTGAAGTTAATGATGTATTGTCAATGCTTCCAGTTATAGTAACAGCTTGGTTTGTAGCATTTGTTGCAGCTTGGTTATTAGTTACAGATACAGTTACTGTATTCGCACCACCAGTGCCTGCTAAGTTATATGTATTACCATCAAAACCTTGTGGCATCTTACCTTGTAATTGAGGAACATTAAAAGTTGTTGATCCATCACCAACTCCATAAGTTGTTCCTGTTACGGCAAATAATTCTGCATAGGTTGATCTTGATACAGCACCACCATTACATAATAA